GTGGCGCGTCGCTGCGTTTCATCGAGAGCTCTCCCCCCCCTGTGCCACCCCCGCGCCCATGGTTTGAACGTTCATCGCGTGCTCACTCGGTCAGTAGATCTGCTTCAGCTTGCCGTCGTCGGGATCGCGCCCGAGCAGATGCGAGAAGCATTCAGCGCCAGCACGCAGGCAGTTGTTCACCCACATGCGCATGAACTTCGGCTCCCATGCGCTGATCACGTCGCCGTGCATCGTCCAGCCCGCAGGCTGGGCGGGATTCGTGTCGGACACGAACCGCATGTATCGCGTATCCGTGACGGTGTAGACCATCTGAAACGAGAGCTGAGGCAGGACATGCGGATGCGTGCTCGGACACGCCTTTTTGTAGACCGGCGGGTTACTGCCAGGGACTTGCTTGTTCGGCCCGTTCGCCATATGCGACTTGTGATCCGGGCTGTCGAGGTTGTTGCCGTCCCAGCAGTTATTGAAGAAAACGGCGACGGTGAGATCCGAGCCCGGCGGGCACGCGACTTGATCGGTCGGAATGCTCGTGTACATGACGCCGTTGCATTGCCATGAATGCGCCATGCTCGAATTGTTCGGCTGCGGCTTCGTCGCATTCGGGTCGCCAGTCACCATGCGCAGCCCTGCGGGGAATTCCTCGATCGAGAGCCGATCGAAACCGAAATTCTTGTAGTAGACGTTGATCGTGTACGGCAGGATCGGCTTACTCGTGCGCGTGTCGAGCAGCGTCGGGATCCAGTACGCCGAATGATTGATCCTCCCGCCTCGGCATGCCGTGTTGCCTTTGACGAAGAGGCTGTCATGCGTCGAGAAGGCGTTCAGCTCGACGTTGCCAAATCCGGTGTGAGTGTGCGACCTGCCGGGCGCGCCCGGGTAAACGACGGGATCGACGTCTGCAACCCATGCGACTTCGCACGTCGTCCGGAACTGCCCGCCGCCGCCAGCTTGCGGTTCCTGCGTCGTGTCCTTCACGCGCTGTTCGCCATAGCCCGGATCGAGCGGCGGCAGCGTGCTCTGATCGACGTGAAGCCCCGAAGTCATGATCGGCGGGTCGATGATCGTCACGACGTCTTGCGGGTTGCGCGTGATCACGACGGTGCGCTCGTCGCTCGTTGTCCGTACGTTGTCGATCAGGACATTGCCGGCGCCGAGCTCGATCGCGATCTTGTTCGCATTCGCCGGCAGCTCCTCGGGGATTTGCGGGTCGGGTGTCGGCAGCGACTTGCATCCGCCCAGGACGATGATCGCGACGAGCAGGATTGTCCGGACGGCGTACCTCATGATGTGCATTCCTCGAAGGGGTCGGAAATCGGGATGTGCTCGCGAAAGAGCGGCGCGGGCTGGGTCTCGACCTGCTGGCCGAGCTGGTGCAGCGCGGTGACGGCGACCGCGAGCGCGGCCCATGCGTGCGACTTCACGCCGTACGTCGGTCCGGGTTTTGACTTGACGCCCTGCGGCCCGATGGCATCGATCAATGCTTGACGGATGTTCGGATCCTTGGCGCGTGCGGACTGGCAGAGGTGCAGCTTCACGTCGCGACGGTCGACGTAGAGCACCGCCTCGGGCTCGCGCCAGGCCTGCACGAATCTGCCGATCCAGACCAGGGTGCGGAACTGGTCGTTGCCCGCCGGCATCCCTGATGCGAACATCATTTCGATCGCGAGCGTGTCGGCACCCTGCCCTGCCTGCACCCAGCGCAGGAGGTCGTGGTTGTCGTGCACGCCCGAGTCGGCAATGCGCTTGCCGTCGTAGAGCACCCAGCCACTCTCGCGCGTGCCTGGGTCGATGGCCAGGATCACGGCAGGCCCTCGATCGCGATAACCGACTGCTCGCCGTGATGGTGACACGGAGCCTCAAGCGCAGTGTCACTGTCACGCAACCAGACAGTCACGTCACGATTTTCTAATCTTGAAATGTCACGCGTGACAAACGTGACATCACTTCCGTAGGAAGTGCGCGCGCGCGCGAGAGTGTCACGCTTCTCTGTCACGCTGTACCCGCCTCTGTCACGCTTTTCCCGACTTTTCATGTCACGCTCCTATTCGGATGACGATGCCCTCGGCAACCTCGATCAATCCCTTCTCGACTGCCCACTTGCGGGCCCGGTGGTAGGCCTGGCGCTTCGTGTCGCCGTCGCCGGGGATCAAGTCGTAGAACACCGTGCGCACCTTCTTCTCCTCCATCCCGTTCTGCGCGAGCTCGAGGAATAGGTGGTTGTTGCCGCCGCGGCCACGCTTGGCCTCGTGCTGCATGTGACTGACGACCTGTCCTGAGTCTCGGATCGAGCTGGCGACCAGGCTGGTGATTGGGTCCCCGTCCTCGTCGGGCTTCAGCTCGATGACCTTTAACCCGAACGTCATTGGCTCGAACAGTTCGCCGTCCTTCTGCTTCACACACTCGACCGTCGCCAGCATTTCCTTCTCGTCGCGGTAGACACCGAGCATGAAATCGACGTTCGACCGGATGGCGCTGGATCCGCGGGGCCTCTCGGTCGCCTGATGACCGGTGTGATGCACGACGAGCACCGACGCCTGCCACGCTGCGCGGAACCACGTGCCGAGCTCGCGGAGATAGCCCGAGATCTCGGCCGCACTGTTCTCCTCGCCGGCGAAGGTCTGGGATAGCGTGTCGACGATGACCAGGTCGGGCCGTACATCGAGCGCAGCGGCCGCCTCGGTCACCCGGACCGCATCGTTCCTGAGGTCCACGGCCACCGGCAGCACCCAGAGATCGACGTGCTGCCAGTTGATCCGGTGATCCCGGTGCCAGGCGACGATCCGCCGCCACAGGCCGCTGCCGCCCTCCGCGGCCACGATGAGCACCCTGCCCTTGCGCGTCTTCCTGCCGAGCCAATCCAGGCCGTGTGCGACGTGCAGCGCCAGGTCGATCGCGATGAAGGACTTGAACGTGCCCGAGCCGCCGAACATGACCCCGATCGACTCGGCCGGGATGACGTGTTTGACGAGCCATGTGGTCGCCTTCGACTGCTCGCGCAGCTGCTCGAGCGTCATGATCTGCAGTGGGGTGGCGGCGCCTTGCCCGCCGCCATAGTCGGCGAGGTCGTGGACCTCGGCCATGGTCACCCGAACAGCGCCTGCCATGCATCGCTGCCTCGCCGACGTGGCCACAACTTGAAGCCCGGGACACCCGACCTCGGCACGATCGACGCCACGACCTGGCGCTCGAAGTCGACCATGCTCGGATAGGCCATCGTCATCTCGGCAAGATCTCCGTTGACGTGGCTGATGTCGATGCCGCGCTGGGTCACGATCGTGGCGTGCAGGTCGCGTGCAAAGCGCCAGTCGTAGCGCTTGCCCGGATCGCAGAAGACGTGCGGCGCGTCGATCGGCGTCGAGCCGACGAAGGAGACGACGATGCAGTCTCCGGCTGCAATCTTGCCGGCCAGGCGCAGCTCGACGATCGAGGCGGCGTTGCGCGGCAGGTGCTTCACGCGATAGTCGCTCATCGCCCTGCCCCTTCGGCCATGCAATCGAGGCATGCGCTGCAATAGCCGCAGCGCTGGACGAGCTTCGTCCCGCAGGTGAAGCAGTGCGAGTCGGGGACTGGCTGGCGGTCGAGGTCGAGCAGCACGAGCTCGGGCATCGGCTCGGGTACTGGCTGGTGCTGGCCGTCGACGATCGGGTGCGGCGTCATGCCTTCACTCTCACCTTGAGCACATCCGCCGGATCGACCTCGAGCTGCCCGCGCAGCGTCAGGTACTTCGCGGCGCGGATAAGGGTGGCGCGCTCGTAGTCGTCATCGCCGTCGTGCGGGGCGATGTCAAACCAGCGGTCGGCGAGCGGCACGCCCCAGGATTCGATGTCGGACCTGGCAGCCTCGTCGGCGATCTCGACGGCCAGGCGCAGCGACTCCGCCAGGCGGTCGGCGTGCTCCTGCGGCTTCAGGAATGCGGCCTGGGCGTTCATTCCCGGGAGCTCCCGGTTTTTCCCTGACGCTGGAGTCGGTCGGCCAGAACAATGGCGGCATGGACTCGCTTCTCAATGACAGGCACCAGCACCGCCTCGATGAACTCGCCCATGTCGATCTCGTCGGCATCGCAGATCGCCTTGAGCTTGGCGTGCATCTCGGCATCGAGCTTTGCCCGGATGTCCTTGCGTTCGAGGGCCATGGCTCAGGACCCTTGCGCGGCCGCGGGCTCCCTCGAAAAGGGCTCGGGCACCATCTCTTCGAGCGTCACCGCGCCGCCGGTGAATTCGCGAACGGTCTTCATGTGCACAACCGGCACCCCGTTGCTCTTCCACTGCGAGACCGCGGACTTCGACACCTTGATATGGGATGCGAGCGCCTCGAGGCGGCCTCGCTCTGCTTCCAGCCAGCTGATCAGGTCCATCCTGGCAGTTTAGGCCTAACTAAACGCACAGGTCAAGTGATGGCTGAACAACCCGTGTTTAGCATTTGCTTAATGCGCCCTGAGATCCCACCGCCCGACGCACTTCGCCGGGAGCAGTTCGTTGCCTGGTTCGTCGACACCTACGGCGCCGACAGCGCCGAATCCCGAGCGAAGTTCATGAGGACGACCGGCCTCTCGAAGGGCCGAGTGAGCCAGCTATTCGACAAGAGCCAGCCCTTCGGCGAAGCGGCGGCCAGGAGCCTCCGCCAAAGGCTCGGATCGAAGGCCGGACTAGTCATGCCCGAGAGCGGCCTGGGCCTATCCGCACCACCACCGCCGCCGCCGCCGCGGCGATTCGACGACCGCAAACAGGTCAGCGATACTGACTGGGCCCTGCTGCAGGCCGTCAAGGTCGCCATGACGGAAGACGAGCGCACGGCCGTGCTGAAGCGGCACGCCGAGTTGCGCGAGCAGGCGCGCCTCGAGTACGAGGCGGCGAAAAAGAAGCCCTAGGCCGAGAGGAAAGGGCGAGGGGAACTACTTCACGGGCTGACCATCATGGTTTAGGCATAGCTTGACACCTGGGTTTAGTCTGACCTAAACTGCTTTCCGTCGATTCCTCGAACGGAGAGCAGATGTCCCAAGCCACCCTAGCCGTCGCCCGGCAACTTGCCGCCCCGGTCGCGCCCAGCGAGCAGCTGCTCTCGCGCGACTTCCCCGACTGCCTCGACCGTCGCAAGCCGGTCGAGCCGGATACCGCGCCCTCGCTGAACGGCCCGGCGCGGCGCGCGACCGATTGGCCGACGCAGAACATGCTGATCCGCCAGGCGTTCAAGCAAGCCGAGCGGCGCTTCACGGCCGAGCGCCTGACGGGCTTCGGAGAGCTGATGTCATGAGCACCGGGCCCCTGCCCGTGTGGCGGCGCAGCTTCCACCACCCCGCCAGCAACGACGCTCCATCCGTCGTCGCCGAGCTGCCGCGCCGGCCGAGCGTTTCGATCGGCTCGCGCTGGCAGCCGACGCACGCGCTCGTGCGCGACCCCGATTCGGGCGTCTTTTTCGAGCGCAATCCGCGCATGGACAGCGCCGCCGAGCTGGACGTGCAGCGCGCCCTCCTGACACAGCGGCGCAACAACCACGGCCGCTATTGGTTCCTGGCCCTGCTGCTGCCGGTGGCGGCCTGGGCGTTCTGCAAGGTGATGTACTGAATGAACACGCAGACCACGCCGGCGCGGCCGGATCCTGCCCTGTCGTTTCGCGACGCCTGCATCCTGGCGGCGTTGCCGGCGGTCGTGCAGATCGTCGGCGAGCGCGCCGGCTTCATCGAGCGCGTCGCCCAGCGATGCATCGAAATCGCCGACGCGATGGTGATGGCCAGGCAGCACGCAGGAACGTACCCGTGAACGCGCGTACCGATCCTCTCGGCCTGGTCTACGACCTGCCGATCGACGACTACCACGCGTCGCCGGCGATCTCCAACAGCGGCCTGGCCGACTTCGCGCGCAGCCCGTTTCACTTCCACGCGCTGCACCTGAATCCCGATCGGCCGCCGCGCGTCGAGAAGGCCGGCCAGTTCGAGGGCACCCTCGCGCATTGCGCCATCCTCGAGCCGGCCGAGTTCGACAATCGCTACGCCGTCGGCCCGAACGCGCGGCGCGGCACGAAGGTCTGGGATGCTTTCGAGGAAGGCCTGCCGGCCGGGAAGGTGAGCGTGAAGCGCGACCAGGCCGACGTCGCCAGGGCCCAGGCCCTGAGCGTGCGCAGCCACCCCGAGATCGGCCGCCTGCTGTCTGCCGGCAAGCCCGAGGTGTCGGCCTTCTGGATCGATCCGGCGACCGGCGAGCTCTGCCGCTGCCGGCCGGATTGGGTGCACCCCGTCGGCGACGACGCCGTGATCCTGCTCGACGTCAAGACGTACAGCAGCGCCAGCCCGGAAGACTTCGCCTTGCAGATCGGCCGCAAGGGCTATCACCGGCAGGATGCGTACTACAGCGCCGGTTACGAAGCGGCGAGCGGAAAGACCGTGCTCGCATTCATCTTCGCAGCGGTCGAGTCGACCTGGCCGTTCGCCTGCAGCGCCATCATGCTGGACGACGAGAGCATCGAGCACGGCCGGATCGCGAACGCTGCCCTGCTCGCCCGCTATGCCGCCTGCAAGGCCGCCGATCGCTGGCCCTCCTACGGCGACAGCGTCGAGTGCGTCACCCTGCCGCGCTGGCTCGCGGCAGCACCCCTTCCCACCACCGAAGAAAGCAACGCATGACCAGCACCTCCGTCGAGAAGATCGCCCGCGGCGAGAAGCCCGAGACGCCCGTCGCCAAGTTCTCGAAGTTCTTAGACAAGATGAAACCGCAACTGGCGCTGGCGCTGCCGCGGCACTTGAACGCCGACCGCATGGCGCGCCTGGCGCTCACGCAGTTCTCGACGAACGCGGCACTGCAGGACTGCGACGCCAACTCGATCGCCGGCGCGCTGATCACCGCCGCGCAGCTCGGCCTCGAGATCGGCGTTAACGGCCAGGCCTACCTCATCCCGTACAAGCAACGTGCGACGCTGGTGCCGGGCTGGCGCGGGCTCGTCGACCTGGTCAACCGCAGCGGCCGCGCCACGGTCTGGACTGGTGCCGTGTTCAAGGGCGACGAGTTCGACTACGCGCTCGGCGACACGCCTTTTGTCAAGCACAAGCCGGGCGACGAGGACGCGCCTGAAAAACTGCTCTACGTCTACGCGATCGGCCGCGTGCGCGACGCCCAGCAGGCGGTCGTCGAGGTCTGGCCGATGTCCAAGATCTGGAAGCACCGCGACCGCTTCAACAAGGTCGGGAAAAAGCACTACAGCTACGAACATCCGGAGATGTACGCCCGCAAGCTCCCGCTGCTGCAGGTGCTCAAGTACATGCCGTCGTCGATCGAGCTGGCGACCGCGATGAACATGAGCGAGGCGGCGGACAGCGGCGAGGGGATGATCATCGAGGGTGACTTCGTGACGGTCGACCAGGGCACGGGCGAGATCCTGAAGGCCGGCGACCCGGGCACGCCGGCGGCGGTCACGTATGCGAAGCGCGCCGACGCGATCCTGAAGGCGAAGAATGTCGAGGCGGCCGCGCTCCAGCTCGACGGCGCGCGCGACCTGCCGGCGGATCAGTTCGGCGACCTGGTCAAGGTCTACACCGACAAGTGGGGGAAGTAGCCCATGCTGCAGATCCTCACCTTTACCGAAGCGAAGCTCGCCACCCTCACCTCGCGGTCCGAGATCCACGGCGATGACACGAAGCCGGCCGTCTCGCTGGGCCTCGAGCTCACGATCGCGAACGACGTTCTCGACCTGATCGACCCGAACTTGCGGCCGACGCTCTACAAGGCACCGGACAGCAAGACGCTGCCGGGCGTCGCCGACGTGCTGAACGTGCTCCGGTGCAACAGCATCGATCGCGTGCTGCTCCCGAACAAGCACGAGGGCTGGTCGCTGCAGGTCGACGACGGCATCGACGACACGAAGCCGCTGAACTTCGGCGGCTGCAAGGTCGACAAAGTGAGCGTCGAGCCGATGCAGGGCGGCAGCATCGTGCTGCGCCTGCGGGTCGGCACGAGCGACCTGGACGCGGCGCGCAGCGGCATGCTCGGCATGCACGTCGGGCAGTCGATCTGGGTAACGCTGATCGCGCCGAAGCCGGGCGAGGAGAAGAAGGACGAGAAGCCGGCGAAGGGGAAGAAGCCCGACGCGACCGACCTGTTCCTCGACGGCGTCGCCAAGGCCGAGACGACGAAGCTGTCGAGCGAGCCGGCCTGGCCATTCCCGAAGGGCAGCCAGGCCGCGGAGAAGCCGCCGCAGCACCTGGTCGAGGAGAAGGCGCCGAAGCGGGCGCCGGCCAAGGCGAAGGCCAAGGCCAAGGCGAAGGCCAAGGCGAAGGCCAAGGCGAAGGCCAAGGCGCCGATGAAATACCGCGACGCGGCGACGGGCGAGACCTGGTCGGGCAAGGGCATGATGCCGCGGTGGCTCAAGGTGCGCCTCGACAAGGGCGGCAAGCTCGGCGACTTCGTGGTGTGATTTCGAGCCATGCTGACGCTGACGCACGAGGAGCTGGTCGATCTGACGCGCTGCAAGCGCCCGGGCGATCAGCTCGAGGTGCTGCACCGCCGCGGCTTCCATCGCGCCTGGCGCGCCAAGGACGGCTCCGTCGTGCTCGAGCGCGCCCACTACGAGGCGGTCTGCGCCGAGAGCCGGGCCACCGCCGCCAACGAGCCTAGACTGCGGGCATGAGGCCACGGAAGAAGGACCGGCACCTGCCGCCCTGCGTCTATTTCAAACACGGGACGCATTGGTATGTGAAGGCCGGCAAGTGGGTGGATATCGGCGCCGATCTGCCGACCGCCCTGGCCGAATATGCGAGAAAGGTCGGCGAGCCGAAGGGCGGTATGCCGGCGCTGATCGACGAGGTTATCGAGCACGTCAGGCCGACCCTCGCCGAAAACACCTGCCGGCAGTATCTCGGCGCTGCCAAGATACTCAAGCGCAAGCTCGCCGAATTCAGCCCGGAGCAGGTCAAGAGCCGGCACGTCGCGGGTATAAAGCGCAACCTCAGCGCCAAGCCGAACATGGCCAACCGCTGCCTGACGGTGCTGCGCATCGTCTTCACCTGGGCGGTCGAGTGGCAGCGCGTCGACTCGAATCCCTGCATCGGCGTGAAGCGCCTGCCGGAAGCGAAGCGCAAGCGCCTGCTCTCCGATGCCGAGTGGAAGGCGATCTATCTCAAGGCCGGCCCGCGGCTAAAGCTGATCATGCGGCTGCAGCTGCTCACCGGCCAGCGCATCGGCGACGTGCTGTCTATCCGCCGCTCGCAGCTCACCGACGCCGGCGTCGAATTCGCGCAGCAGAAGACCGACGCGCGCCTGGTGGTCAAGTGGTCGCCGGATCTGCGATCGGCCGTGGAAGACGCCCTAGCGCTGCTCGGCGAGGCACAAACGCTGACCTTGTTCCGGAGCAGCACCGGCGGCCCACCCGACTACAGCTCGGTGCGCGAGCAGTTCGCCAACGCCGCGGCGGAAGCCGGCGTCGAGGATGCCCGGCCGAACGACCAGCGCGCGCAGTCCGGAACGAAGATCAAGCAGCAGCAAGGCAAGGCGGCGGCGACGGCGCTGCTCGGCCACGTCAACCCATCGCAGACCGAAACCTACCTCCGCGACCGCGAGGCACCGGAGGTCGAGGGCCCGAGTTTGGGCGCACAGTTTTGGACGTCCAAATAGACGACGCCGCTAAGCCCTTGATTCTGCAAGCTAATTCCGCCACTCCGATGATGGCCCATCATTGCCTGAAATTGCCTCCAGGCCGCGCCGATACTCGCTTTCGGCTGATCCGCGTCTAATTCGATTCTGGATTTATGCCCGGGTTTTCGCCGGGCTGGCGACAAGCCGGCCCAGGAGTTTTAGACGGATTCTGGCCAGCGCCCGGCCGGCGCCGCCTCCGGGCACAAGTCACGCAAAACCAACGCAGGCGTGCAGCCGCCCGTGGATTGGCGGCTACATTTCCGCCCACACCGAGGAAGAGGGAGCAAGAGACATGCGAACACTGATCGCCCTGGCCGCAGCCGGCCTGGTCGCCGCGTGCGGCACGACGCCCACCAGCAGCGGGCAGGCCGTACCGACCAGCACCGTGCTCTCGGCGGTCCTCGTGAAGGCGGATCCTGCCAACGGGATCCTGGTCGTCCGGCGCGACACCGGCGTCACCTCCAGCGCGTGCGCCTTTCGGATCATGGTGGACGGCACGGCCGCGGCCGAGCTCGGCACCGGCGAGATGGTTACCCTGTACGTTCCGCCGGGCGACCACATCCTGAGCACCGAGTACAGAGGCGCACTCTGCTCCGCCAGCGGTCGGGCGACGGTCCGGGCGACGGCCGCGGCGGGCAAGCGCCAGAGCTTCCGCGTCGGGGTCGGCAGCGACCTGTCGGCGTTCCTCGAGCCAGCGCCGAACTAGGCGATCGCCCGGCCAGCCGGCGTTAGCTCAGTGCGGTATAGCCGGCCGGCGGCGCATACCAGAGGTCCGAGCCGGTGCGGATCCGCAGAGAGCAGTCGGCGGCGCTCACTTGCGCCGCCGCTGACGACCATCCGAGCCCGATGCACGGCACCCAGTTCCCGGCGCCGAGCGCAACGGTCGCCGTCATGACAGACCCGTCGAGCGTCGTCGCGAAACTCACGCCGGGCTCGTAGCAGATCCCGAGGCAGTGGTTATGGACCGTGCCCCAGACCTTGCCACTCACGACCGCCGCACTGCCCGGCGTCACGAATTGCCCCTGGCCGTTATTGAACATGACCGAGCCCGCGGCTTGAGTTGTCCAGTTCGCCGCGAGAACGGCGTCGAGCTTGCAGACGCCGGCATTGTTGGCGAAGGGTTGCACGCAGGGAACAACCGTATGCACTTCGAAATACCATTTCCCGGCCGACTTCGCCGCGCCGGCGATCGCGCGCACGATCGCATAGTTCGTCCCGCTCGCGTCCTTGATCGCGCGCCGGTCCAGCTCGACGAACGAGAGCGTGCCCGCGGCCGACTGCACGAGACTCGTCAGGTCCCAACAGGTCGGCGTCGTGTAGGTGGTTTCCGTGGGGGCCCATGCGGTGAAGCCCGCCGGCGGCGGATAGGCAAAGTCGAGCGGGATCGCGCGCAGCGTGCACGTAGCGCCCGGAGTGTTGCTCGTCGCGCCGATCACCGTATTGCCTTGCCCGAACCAGGGGAAGTGCTGCGCCGTCGACGTGTAGGCGACGGACTTGACGAGCGCGCCGTTTCTGTAGATATCGACGCCGGTGCCTACCGTCCAGGCCAGCCCGATCTTGTCGCCGTCGGCGATGGGGGGGGTGCCGGTCATGGTGCCGAGCGAGAGCGGCGTTGCACCCCCGCCCGGCAGGTCGTAGTAGACCGCGCCATTGCCGAAGATCACGAGATAGCCGACGCTCGCCTCGTTCGTCGGGTCGGCGTCCAACGTGATGCCTGCGCTCAGCAGCCCGAACGACCAGTAAGTCGGGCTCGCGACGAACGCCGTCGGCTCGAGCTCGACGTAATATTTCCCGCTGCCGCCGTTCGACTTCACTGCCCGCACGCTGCCGCCGTTCGCCGTGACCGGTGCGCTGCGAATCGCGATCCGCTGATTGTTCGCGAAGGTGAGCGTGCGATTCTGGCGCCCCTGATCCGCCGTGTTCCACTGCGCCGAGAGTTGCAGCGGCGGCGGCGGCGGCGCGAGCAGCTCGGGATCGGGCATGTATTCGCAATCGACGCGCACGCGCCAGTACCAGAGCCGAAACACGTCGAGCAGCTCGGTACTCAGGTCGGTGCAGAAGCGAACGAGGATCGGCGCCGTGTTCACGCCGGCATCGCTCGCCGCCAGGCCGGGCAAATTCATGCTCACCCACTCGTCCCATGCGTGTTCGTTTACCCATTTGAGCCATTCGGCATAGGCGGTCTGCTTGACGATGAACACGAGCGAGATCTGATGCGGCAGCGCATGGTGACTGCGGCGCTGCCTGCTGTTGCCGGCCTGCATCGGAGTACGCACTACGCCGGTGAATAGGTCGGCACTGTGGCCCTCGACGCGCGAGGCGCACGGGAAGGTGACGGGGTAATCGATGCTCATAGCAAAACCTCGGGACGAAGCGCCGGCGCCGCCAGGTGAGCCGGCACGGCACGGCTAGCCGCCGCCGGGAACGGTGCCACGGGCACCGGGCACGTCGGCCCATAGTAGCGATCGAGCCCGACCGTCAGGCGCCATTCACCGGCATAGAACGTCTGGCTCGAGAGCATCGCGCTAGGCGTCCCGCCGATCACGGCAGCGAAGCCGGAGAGATCGTCGGGCACGAAAAACGTGCCGATATTCGGCACGTATTCGCCGCCGCTCGTGATGTTGCCGTGCCGCTCGCCATCGATGAAAAGCGCGAGATAGCCTGCGGCGTTGCGGCAGATCGCCATATGGTGCAGCGTCGTATACGCCGCGCCCGTGACCGTCACCGAATAGCCGCCGGGCGAATAGATGTATATCGAGCCGGATCCGTCGCGCACGACGGCGAAGCGAAAGACGCCGCCGCCGTCGAGCAGCTGAAAGTAAATCCGCCCGAGCGTGCCCGGGCTGTAGGGTTCCCAGAAACTGAGCTCGATCGTGAAGGGTCCGGTCCCGACTTCGAAGGCGCCGGGCGGCAGCACGATCGAGCGCGATGGCTCGAGCGTCACGCTGTAGCCGCCGAGCAGCACCATCGGATTACCGAACAGCAGCGGCGAGCCGCTCGAGTAGACCGCGGCGGCGAGGGATGCGCCCTGATAGGACAGAGCGACATTAGGCACGACGGCAGAGTCGGCGAGCGTGCCGTTCAGGTGCAGCAGCGCCGACACGCGCGGCGCGGTCGCGATCTCATAGACTGCCTCGCTGTAGTTCGTCGCCGAGATCGCGACTGTCGCGCCTTGCGGCTGCATTGCCTTCACGATCCAGTCGCTAACCTCCTGCCCGTAGACGCCGAACGAGATCTGCGTCGCTTCCATCGGGTCGCCGTGCACGACCGGAGGAAACGGCAGCGACGGCATGACGATTTCGTAGAAGTCGGCGCCGCGAGTCACCGGGACCAGCGTATGCGGCACGCCCATCGGGTCGCGCATCTGCACGGCATGGGTTGCATAGTCGGTCCACTCGAGCGGCCGGTCGAGCTTGAGCAGCAGCCCGTCGACGCCGACGACGCGCGCGCCTTGCGCCCATCGGGGCATCCGCGCCTGCACGCCGATCCGGTCGCCCGGCAGGCAGTTCAATCCCTCGAGCTCGGTCGAGAACGTGATCGTCGTGCGCTGCAGCCGGCGCCGGTTCGCAGCGAGGATCGCATGCTCGAGCGCGACATCGATATCGGTGCAGCCGAATAGCTGGATCGTCTCGTAGTCAGGCGCGCCCGGCGGGTCGAGAAGCGCCGCCGCCGAGAACGTGCGCGGGTCACGGTATTCGACCCGCTGGCCGACGGGGGTGCCGTCGCGATCGAAGCCGTGCGAGATCTGCAGCGAGCCGGTGACGACGTTCGCGTCGGTGAATATCTGCGTCCGGTCGGGCTGTATGCCGTCCTGCATCAGCGACATGCGCGTGCCGACCGGCAGCGGCGCAGCGCTCACGGTCTGCACCGAGAGGGTGAGCGCTTCCCAGACCGTGCTCGGCTGATCGAATACGGCATTGAACCCGTTATGCCCATCCCAGCGGATCCGCGCCGCATCGAGCGCGTCGAGATCGAGCTCGTCGCCGTTCCTCGGCCGGTTGCCGCCATAGCGCGCGGTCACGATGTCGGCGAACACGTCGGCCGGATTGACGCTCGCGACCGCGGTGCCGCCGGCCGGCGGCGGCAGGCGGCGCGTGACCCGAAAGCGAATACTCGCCGCGGCGTCACCCGAGATGGCATTCGAGGCACGAAGCACGATCGCGGCGAGGGTGACATTGCCGTAAACGGCGCCCGGCGCGGTTGCCATCTCGAGCTCGAATTTAAGGCCGGTCCAATAGACGCGCTCGCCGGTCGTCGGCCGGGCGTCGAGGTCATTTGTCTTGTTGCACCGAACCCGATAACGACCCGAGGCAACGGTGATCTTTTCAGTGAACCGGAGCGCCGAGTTATCGGTTTTGGTCCAGGTGAGCGAGTGAATAACCTCCGCACCGGTCGCGGCGCCGGCGTCGTCGATCGGCGTAACGCCAACGTCTACGTCTACTTGATGGCTCGATATCGAGCCATCGCTCGGCGCCAGGTCATAGAGCCCATACGGAAACGAAAAGTCGAGCTCGATAGAGATGCCGACCTGGCCGGCCTTGCATGTCTCGAAAGGGCCAACCCATTTAAGCGCGCCGATTGTCGCCGCGCCGGGCGGCGGCACGAGCGAGCCGCCCGGCACGCCGCCGCCGGCGAATGCGGTCGCGACGTAATGGTTCACGACGTAGAACGTTCCCGCCGGCGGACCATCGGAATAGCCCGAGCCCATGAACGCGTCGACCGCGGCGCCGAGCGTCGGCAACGCCGGCAGGATCGCGAGCCGCGCCGTCGGCGTCGTCGCGCCGGACAAGTCATAGGCGCCGCCCGGCGTCGGCAACACATCGGGCGGTGGCCCGGGCGGATCGAGAATGTATGTCGTCGAGGCGTTGCGCCAATACCATGTACTCGGCGTGTTGTTGCTCGCCTGGTTCGGCGCGAGCAACTCCTGGTCGGCAACGTCGGCCGAGGTGCACACGTTTTCGCGGACGCCGGTCGCGCCTTGAATGATGCCGAACGTCGAGGCGTGATCGGCCGGCCCGAAAATGGAATAGGCCGCCACGTCCGCAGGAATCGCAACGGCGTCCGAATCGCCGAGGATCATCGAGTGGACGTCGTATTCGCCTTGACCGAGGCAAAGCAGGGTCCGAATGTATTGCTCGTTTCCCTGGTACTCCGAATAAGGCTGCGCCGCATAGTCGGGCGTCAGGATCACGGAGCCGTAGGCGACCGGGATCGGTTCGCCGAGGCGCGCGGCATTGCGCGGCACGGTCAATCCGTAGACCTGAGACGGCGCCGGCGTGTTGCCCGACTTCGGTCGACTCGGAGCGAAGATCGCACTGACGACGAAGCTGATCGCCGTCGCGACGAGCGCCTGCACGACCGCCAGCCCGATCGTCGCAGGGTCGGCCGGCTGCATCTGCACGATCACGGAATCGCCGGCTTCCGCGCGGTGCGGGCTGCCCTCGGCGATCCGCCGCCCGTTGAGCCAGACCGTGCGCGTGCATCCCTTCGGCGTCGGCGCGTTCAGATCGAGCCACTCGAGCAGCGGCACGCCGTCGGCCAGGACGATGCGGCGCCGCTTCGACGAGTCGAGCGGGTTGTCGAAGATGATCAATCGAGCCATGGTGTCTTCAGCCGCGCCATGAGTGCCAGGTCCGATCCGGATAGGTGAGAGCCCACAGGGCCAGCGACGAGGCGACGACGCCGGCGCCGCGGGCCGAATGAATGACCCGCCCGTGCAGTACATAGCCGACGTGACTCGCGCGCCTGCTGTATGCGATGGCGCCGTCTGCCGGCCCGGCGAGCTGCTCGGTGAGGGCGAGCGATTCGCCCGCCATCAGCGCGCGCTGCTCGGCGCGCGTCAGATCCTCGGAGCGCCAATCGGGCGGCACGGGCCGGCCGGCCCGGCGCGCGAGCTCGAGCACGACGCCCCAGCAATCGAACGCATCCGGCCCGCGTGCGCCGAGCCGCCAGGGCTTGCCGATCAGGTCGTCAGTCATAGTCACCTGTCGAGCCCCGGAAAGCGCACGACGTCATACCAGATTCCCGGGAAGCGCCGGTTCAGAACGTCGGAGCGGCCCGCGGTGCCGGTGACCGACTCATCGCCGATCGTGATCGTGTCGAACGTCAGGCGCAGCGGCGCCGACTGCGGCGCGTCGAGCGCGGTGTTCAGGAACTCGCGATAGATGCATTCGATCCGCCTCGTCGGGTCGGTATGCGCCAGGCGCACGAGGTCGGCGACCTGCTGGTCTGCGTTCGTCAGCGTTACCCGCATGTCCTGCTGGCCTGCGCCGTCGACCGTCGGCAGGATGACCGCGAACGGGAACGGGGTAAACGTGACGGTCTCGGCCGTCTCGATGTTGGCGTCGAACGGTGACGGCCAGGTCGTCAGGTAGACGCGCGCCGGCCAGACCGGGTGCCATAGCTCCAGCGTTTCGATGATGCGCTGGCCGGCAGGCGCCGAGGCGCGCGCCGTCTTGAGTGCGTCCGTTGCCAAGGCAAGCCCCTAGTAGGCTGCCGCCGCGCCGCGACCGATACCGTATGCCTGCTCGAGAGACTTCGACACGAGGTTTCCGCCGCTCCGCAGGTCCGAGGCGATCGCCGCCCGAGTCCGCTCGACGAGCACCTCGAAGTCGTTCGGCCCGGTGCGCCTGGTACGTACAGTCGCGTCGGCGTAGTTGTTGACCGTGACATTGAGCGGCACCGCGGTCGACTGCACGCCGAGGTTGCCGTTCGCGGCGCGCTTGAGCGGCAGGATCGCCTCGGGGCCGGCCTCGCCGGCAAGCGCCATCGGGAACATGACCGGCCGCGAGATCACGCCGCCGCGGGCGAAGGGGACGACCTTGCCATCGTCGAATACCTTTCCCGTCGCCGCTTTCGTCGGGACACCGAACAGGCCCGCCACGACGTCAAGGATGTATTTCTTGGCCCAGATTTTCAGAAGCTCGGTGATGATGGTCTGCGCCATCTTCGAGAATGCCGCCGACAGGTGCCCGGCGCTGCTGGCGGCGTCGTTGACGAACTGCGCGAAGGATTCGTTCAATGCGTCGAGCTCGGTGCGCTGCGCCTCGAGCGTGTAACCGTGGATCTTGGCGGCAGCGGTCGCCGCGAGCTGGGCTGCGGCCCAGGCTTTTACCTCCGGCTCGCCGGTTTCGAACAACTCGAGCAGGCGATCGAGGCGCGCCTGCTCGACCAGCAGAGCTTCGGAATTCGCCTCGGATGCCTTCGTCACTTCGATCCGTGCCTCGACCAGTTTGGTCGCGATGCGCTCGGCGTCGGTCTGCACGGCGTTCGACTTCTCGGTCGCTTCCCTCAGTTGCTTTTCGAACTGCAGTTGCCGCTCGAGCGCATCGCCGGCTTCCTTCTCGCGCTTCTCCTTCTCACGCGCCAGGCGCGCCGCTTCCTCCGCTGCCTTGAGCGGATCGACCGGCGTTCTCGGCGGCGTTCTCGGCGAGGGTTGCGGGTTCTCGGCGAATGCCGTCCTGGCGCGCTCGACGTTCGTTCGCAGTCGCAAAAGCGCCGCGTTCGCATCCTTGTCGAGTGCGTTTATGTCATCGCGCCACTTGAGGAAAAGAGCCGGCCGATTCCAGATCGCACTCGTCGCCAGGTCGCCGATGAATTCGACCGTGCGCGCGAATGCCGAAAGCGTCGCGGTTCCCTTGATCGCGAAGCCGGCAATGTTGGCGATGAGCTCGCCGATCTTCTCGCCGGCGGTGACGAACCCGTCGCCCGACTTGGCGGCCTCCGTCAACGTGCGCGTGATGCCGACGAGCGCGAACAGCATTCCTTCGGTGAGTTGCTTTCCTATGCCGGCCGCCGTGCGCGCCAGGCGACTCATGTTGTCGTTGAATTCCTCGGCCGCCTTGAGCGTCTTGCCCGAGACGATGCCGCCGAACTTGTCGGCCTCGCTCGTCAGGGCTTCGAACGCCTCGGCGCCCTGGCCCAGGAGCGGGATCATCTTCGTCCCGACCTGCTTGCCGAACAGGTCGGCGGCCTTCGCGGTTTTCTCGAAACCCTCGGGCATCGCCGCGAGCCCGTCGGCGAATTTCTTCAGGGCCTGGATCGATGTATCCGTCGACTTGACGCCGAACGAGCGCAGCACGCCAGCCGCCTTGTTCCCCTTGTCGTCCAGGCTCGTCATCGCCTGCGACAGCTTCACCAGCGCCTTGTCGAGCTCCTCGGCGCTCACGCCCGACAGGTCGGCGGCGTACCTGAGCCGCTGCAGTTCCTCGGCGGCAATGCCGACCTTCTGCGACGCCTTCGACAGCTCGTCCATCGAATCGATGATTCGCTGGAAGCCGTGCACGACGGCGCCGATCGAAACCGCGGCGGCGAGCTGCGCGCCGAATTTGCGGATGCCGTCGATACTCGACGCCATGCGTGCATCGAGCCGCGCGGTCGCGTCCTCGATCTGCTTGAGCGAGCGCGCGGCCTGCGTGCCGTCGACCGTCAGCTTGTAGAGTCGCTCGATCGTGTCGGCCATGGCCTCAGACCTTGACCTGGCGGAAGCGAGGCCGGATCGTTATCACGCCGGTCCCGTGCTTGTAGACCTCGCCGGCGACGGCGTGCGCGCGCGTGAATTCGACGATGACGGCGAACTGTTTGAACTCCGAGCGCCGCCGCACCGCACGCGCCGTCGCCGCCAGGAATCCCAGGTTTTGCGAAGCCTTCGGCGGTAGCGCCGTCGATCCGTCCTTGCGTTTCCTGCCGGTCGCGGTGTGGGCGTTGAGTCGGCCGCTGTTCGCCACGGCGCGGTTGACCGCGGTCGCGTAGGGGACCGACGCAGGCACCAGCACCAGCTTGTCGCCGCGGGCGAACGCCGCCGGCGGGTTGGCCGAGCTGACGATCCGGGCGCTACTGCCCTTCGGGATGTATCGCCATTCCCACGATCCCATGTTGCGGAGGCGCCCGGTCTTGACCCGCGTGCTAGCGCTGATGGCGGCCTGCAGCTCGGTCTCGACCATCCGCATCGCGGCCTTTGCGAGCGTCGTGCCGAATACGACGACCGTCTTGCGCTTCGCATTCTCGACGGAAACGTTTGTCTTGTTGTCGACCTCGACGAGCTGCGGCGGGTTGCCGATCCGGATCTGCTGCGCGGTGTCCTCGCGCGTGATGCCGACCAGCATCGCATGCACGTCGGCCAGGCTTTGCGCGCGAATGTCGGCGGTAAGCGTCGCGCGCCTGGCCGATTCGCCGCCGCTGCCTCCCAGGGTGACGATGCGCGTCTTGGGGACGACCAGGGGCAGCGGGAATGCCATCATTCGACCGCCATGCCGGCGCCCGTGTATTCGCCCGAGATCCGCCAGGCCCGAAAGGCCGGCTCGTAGTCGTCGACCTCGGCCTGCAGCACCCAGCCGCCAGCGCCCAGGATCAGGCCGCGCACGGTCGCATTGAGCAGGCGCGCCGCCTCGTACTGTGCAACCCAGACGTGCACCTGCAACGTCGTGTCGACGAGCGGCAGCGACTCGGCCGGGTTGCGCGGGTCGCACATGTCGAGATAAGCGGTCGCCGAGGCGACGCTGCGCTGCAGGGTGACGAGCGGCAGGGACGGAGGCGCCTCGGCGCCCTCCAGTGCCTTCCATCCCCAGCGCACCGTGGCGACGCCGACGAGCCCGGCCTCGAGCAGTTGCGCGAGCTCGCGTTCGGTCGCCACGGGTCAGCGCTCCTTGACCTTGAAGAACATCGTGCGATCGTCGATGCGGCCCTGCTCGGTCGTGATGCGGTGCGTCACCTGCTCGGTCGCGCCCGGCGTGCCGCCGCTCACGACCGCGGTGGTGATGTGCGAGGCAGGCACCGGCTCCACGGGCGGCACCGCGTCCGGGTCTCCTTCGCTGCCAAGCTCGGAAACGATCAGCGTGGAGTCGACGACCAGCGAGCCGGTGGCGATCGTCACCAGGCCCGTGATCATGTCGTCGCCGCACATCCACAGCGTCCAGTCGAATGAGTAATCGAGAACGGCATCGGGATCCTTGACGATCGAAGGCGCGGCCGGGTTCGCGACGTTGAAGCTCATATGCATCTCTCCGTCGGCCTGGGTTCATTGGCGTCGACGACGACGGTGCGATCCTCGTGCGCGACCTGCACCTGGCGATCCTCGAATGGCACGCACACCATGCGGGAGCGGCACGGGTCGCCGCTGAAGCCCGGGCCGCTGATGACCGCCCAGGCGGTGCCAGCCCATGCGCCGGCGCGCCAGGCTCCGCGGCGCCAGGCGCTCACGGCTGGCCTCCCCAGTTGGTGTCATTCGAGCCGTCCTGCCGGACTGCGTCGGCAATGACGTGCGTAACGTTTGCGTCGACGACCCCGGGCACGGTGAACGTCAACTGGTCCGTCTTTGCCTTGATCGCCGTGCTGCTGCTTCCGACAGCGCCGATCTGGGAGCTGATGACGGCGAGCTGCGTGTCGAGATTCGGCGACGCCATGCCGATCGCGGCGCGCACGCCGGCAGCATCGAGCCCGCTGCCGTCGGCGACGATCGCCGTCGTGTCCGACTTGATCGCCGCGATGTCGGCCGAGACACTGGCGCCGGCCGGCGTACCGAGGCGCGCGAGCACGGCATCATCAGCCGCGGCCAGGCCGGCAACGAACTCCGCATTCGTCGGCAGGTCGTCGACGCTTGCCTGCGTCGCCCGGCTCGATACCGTCGCGTCGAGGTTCGTCAGGCCGAGGCTTGCCGCATTCTCGGGGTCGAAGTCGACGAGCTGAAACTCGAGGATGACCGGCGCAAAGCCGCTGCCTTTGATCAGGAAAATGACCTTGTTGACGCCCGAGGCAAATGCCGCGTCCGGCGGATCGAACCGATACAGGCCGGGCATGTTGGCCGAGTCGACCTCGACAAACCCGCCGCTCGACCAGGCGCCGGTGGCGGTCTGAGTCGCCAGGGTGATCGCCGTCGCAGCGCCGCGGTTGCGCGCGTAATAGGCGGTCGGACCGGAGAACGTCAGCCCGGTCTTTCCGACGCCGCCGGCCGCCGATGAATCGAGAAGCCAGACGTACTCCGTCCGCGACGCCGATCCCTTTTTCACGAGTGACTTAGCCACGGATGCCCCCTGTCATGCCGGGATGAACGAGCAGGCCGGCCGCACCGTTGTCGAAGGCGCCGAACCCCAGACCGAAGACCGGCCGGCGCGTCGTCGTGTCGGCCCATGACGTGCCGTCGTGCTGCGTCCAGTGCGCGTCTTGCCCGAGCACGAACCCGTCCATCAGCCCCGCGGCATTTACGTCGAGGTATTGGACGGTCGCCGCGGTCGCGGTCCCGCCCACGAAGGCCAGCCTGTAGTAAGTCTCGGCTAGCAGCGTCACTGGCTCGATCACCAGGTCGAAATACGCCGCGGATGCCGCCGCTCGAACGTCGTCGTTGTCGATGTCGATCGACCGCAGCTCGGTGGTGCCGTCGCTGTCGTAAAGAACAAGCCTGCCGTCGCTCCCGTTCGGGATGGTGAAGGCCAGCGCGATCCGCTCGAGCGTGCGCGCCGTCGGCACCTTGAACTTCAGCCCGCCGCGTCGGATGGCGCCCGTGCTGCTCACCGATGCCGTGCCGCCACCGGAGTACACCAGGGCGTCGCCCAGGAAGGCGAACGTGCCATCGTCGCATTCGAACGCGACGATCGGCGACCGGTTGCCCACGGCAGCCCATGCGCCCGTGTTCAATAGAACACCGGCGATGTTGCCCAGGTTCAAGCCCGTCTGCGCCCCGGTGAATACCACCGTGTCCGCGGCAGTGAACACCTGATACTCGAACACCACGGCAAGCCGACGAGAATTCGTGTCGCCCGCACTGTCAGACGCGAGATTTACAGGTCTATCCGCGCTCAGGCTGCCGGTGTTCTGCCACGCATTCGCGGTGAGCACCGTCGTTGCCGTCTTGAAATCAAAAAACTGGTCCTGAACACCATCCGGCTGAAATGGCGGCCCAGCCGTCAGGCTAAGGTCCTGCAGGCTGACCCGAATCTGACTCGCGGCGTTCAGCGTCACCGTACCTGTGCGGAAATGAATCTTTCGGATATTGATCGTGCCGGTCTTGATAGTCGGATGCCACACGTTGCCGACATAGGCAACCTTCTCAGCGCTCGCGTCGATCACTTCGGTCGTGCTGGACGCTGCAGCCGTGGCGGCGTTCGTCAGCGGCCAGTCAGCGACCAGAGACACCTGACCTTTCTCGGAGACGAGTGCCATGGCGTCAAACCGTGAGCGTTATGCCCGCAAGTAGCTCGGTGCGCGCCTGCTGCCGGGTCTTGCCTTTGAAGTGCACGCGCAGCAGCGCCGTCGCCATGGTGGGCGCATCGTCGACCGTAAGCGGCGTCATCAGTTCGGTGCTGTTGACGGGCACGTCGTTCAATTGCAGCCCGTCGACGTTCACGTCGAGCACGACATGCTCACCGCCGCTGCACGCGCGATCGAGGAGGATCGTTATCGTCGCCATTGCTTCACCCCGGGAACATGCTGCGAAGTTGCGACTGAGACAGGCTCGCCATGTCGATCGCGCCGTCGTCGGCGCCCTGCGCGCCCCAGAAGTCGACCCAGCCCTGCACCTCGCGCGCGCTCATGCGCTCGACGACGGTGATCGGCTGATGCAGGCGCTCGGCGATCGCGAACATGATGCGCAGCTCCGGGGCTAGCCTTTTGGGCTTTCGTCGTCGGCCTCGTCGTCCGTCAGGCCGTGCATGACCATGCAGCGCTGCAGCGCGCCCGCGATCGCGCCGGAGAAACGACCGGGCAGCGCCTCGAGTGCCTCGTATCCGAGCGGCACTCCGTCGACGTGCAGCGCAGCGCCGAGCAGACGGTCGGCACTCTGCCCGGGCTTGTCGCCGGACGCCATGACTTCGCGCATGACGCCGTAGGGGAGCTCGCGCAGCTCGACGACGCCGCCGAGCGCCGCCAGCTTCCCGGAGACCGGCTCGGCCTGCAGTTCGTAACTCATGCCGCAAGCGCCCAGCTATACGTCGGCATCGACGTGTACACGCCGGAGCCGCTGAATTGCAAGCCTTGCGCCGTCTGAGCCGTGATCGTGATTTCGCCGATCTCGACGGGGCCAAAGATGTAGCCACCTCCCACGGTGTAATCCGCGAGCATGTAGCGCAGCTGCTTCGGGCTTTCGAGCGATGCCTGCACGAGGTTTCGGTAGCCCGGAGACTCGGCGTCGACGAAGCCCGAATAGGTGAAGGTCGGAGGTTTCGGCGAGCCGAGCACGGTCGACGATCCGCACATGTCGTCCATCTGGATCGAGTCGGGCGCGACGCCGGCCACGACCAGGTTGACGAGGCAGACCTCGAGCAGCGCGAGCGTGCCGGCCTTCTGGAAAAACTGCGCACCGGATGGAACGACACCGACTGCGGCATTTAGCTTCGTGCCGTCGAAGCCGTAGAGGGTGACCTTCGGCGCCGCCGGCGTCGTGATGTCGAGCGCCTCGATCCGGAACGTCTTGCCGTTCAGGAGCACTTCGTTCGTGCCGCTGATCATCACGAAGTCGCCAACGACGACGCCGGCCGGCAGCGCCGCGCTGCACGTCAGTATGCAGGGCTTGGCCTTGGTGATGCTGGTGATGCCGATCGCCGGAGCCGCGGCCTCGCCGGTCTCCGTCAGCCACAGGTGCGCGTCTGATTTGATCTTTGCCATGATGTTTTGGCCTCCTAGGGTTGAGACTGGCCGGACGTGGCCGCGAGGGTTATGTCGTTCCGCGCATGGCTCGGCAAAACCGCGATGAAATCAAACGTTCGCGCCGTGTCGCCGTCGATCTCGACGCCGCGCCAGCCAGGCTCGATCGTGAGGCCCGGGATCTCGCGCAGGGTCACGCGCCAGGTGATGCCCGCCAGCTCGCGGTCGGCGGCGAGAAACTCGCGCCCGCTGACGCTATCGATCGCGGCGTCGACCTCGGCGACGGGCGTCCAGACCTTGACCTCGCCGCGATAGCCGTCGAGCGTCGTCGGATCCGGCCGCTCGATGCGCAACCAGTGACGCAGGCGCCCGGCCTTCATGCGAAAGGCCTCCAGAGCGCCATCAGTTCGGCACTGAAGCCGCCGGCCCACAGATCGGCGTTGGACTCGCGGTTCTCGTACATCGACGCGGCCATGCGGGCGATCAGCGACAGGAACGCCGGCGCCAGATCGGTCGGATCCTCGACGCCGACGACAAGCGCCAGGCCGGCATCCCACGGAATCGTCGCGCCGGAGACCGACTGCAGATAGCTCGACGCGTTGCCGCCGTAGTCGGCATTCGACAGCGTGAAGCCCGCCGACAGGTCGGCGGCATCGGCGCCCGTGATCGTGAAGGCGCGGACGTTGTTCAGCGGCAGCAGCCAGCGGGTCGGCATCGGCGAGAGCCGCTGGCAGGAGTAGATCTCGTCGGCGGTGACGGTGTACTCGGCCGGGTAGAGCGAGACATTGCAGAGCCGCTCGGCCAGGCCGATCGAGGCCGCCACGTGCGCGGTGATGATCACGTCGTCGCGGTCGTGCCTGACGCGCGCCTGATCCTTGATCAGCGGCAGCAGGACGAGCGGCAGCGTCAGCCGGTCGATGGCCGTCCGGTTGATCACTTCTTCCCCTCCCGCTTCGAGGCGTGGCCCTGGCTCTCGTCCGACTGCGTGATCGTGCCGCTCGCCGACCCTTCGAGTCGCGCCGCCGTCGCGTCGCAATTGGCGATGCACTGCGGCTGCAGCATCCGCTGATCGCCGGCGTAGACGATGACGCATGCGACCAGCACGAGCGCGACGACGAACACGAGCAGGACGAGGCGCGTGGTCGGGGTCATGCGATCGCCTCGTGCACGATCACCTCGAGCGCCTCGGTCCGCTCGACCAGGGGTCGGACCTGGGCGCGCAGCGCGGCGACTTCGCGCTCGTTCGCCGCCTGCCCGGCCTGCAGCGCCTTGTGCTGGCGCTCGATCTCGCTTTGCTTGACCGGGCGCGCAACAAGTAGCGTGACGTTCTCGCCATCGCTGATGAACTTCGAATCGGCGTCGGTGAACAGGTCGCCGGGCTCGTGCGCGTCGGGCTTGGATTTCATGACCCGGAACCCGGCGGATCCGACCCGCTCCCAGACGTCGGGATGCTCGCTGGGGTCCTGGCTCATCGAGCCGGCCACGCCGGCGCGCAGCTCGTACACCCGGCCGATATGCCAGGAAACGATCGCCCCGGGGCTGTAAAGGGCTGTTTTGGACCACCGCGGCGCATTGCCGGCCCTTTGCATCCCCCGAGCGATTTCGGCGCGCAATTCGGCCCGCATTCCGTCGGCAGCCTCTGCCACGCCGCGGGCGACGGCCGCGGCAATGACGCCGGTCAGGTCGACGATCGGAGCAGAGAGCGTCGCGCCGTTTCGCTGCACCAGGCGCAGCACGCCGGCGGCGTCGATCAGCGCCTCGCGCAGCACCGGCTCGGCGGCGAGCGTCCGGGCCGCCTCGAGGTCGCGGCGAATCTGGGCGTTCTCCTGCGTCAGCGCCTCGATCCGTTCGTCACCGCTGCGCCGCACCGATTCCAGCTCGGCGCGAACTTCGGCGCACCCTTGGCGGATCGCGTCGTTTATCGCCGCCGCCATGCCGGCGCGTTCCTGGTCGGTCATTGGCGGACCCCTTTCGAGGATTCGAGCGCCCGCTGCCACAGACTGCGGGCGACGTCGGCCGCGTTCGGGTCCTCCGGCGGCGGCGTCGGTGCGGCCGGCGGCGCCATGGGCGGCGGCGGCGGCGGTGGTGCGGTCAGTTTCTCAAGCTCGGCGTCGGCCAGGTCGGCGGCCAGGGTGACCGGGACCATTTGCCGCTGCACGAACAGAACGCCGCCGCCCTCGGCCGGCCCCTTGCCGAGCGTCGCCCGCGCCTCGTCGGGCATGTAGACGCCGCCCTGGACGAGCTTGGAAAGCGCCTCGGCCTGCGCCGCCAGGTCGGAGCGCAGCAGCGCCTCGGTCGACATCTCGACCAGGTTGCTCCGGCCATCCATGCGAAACAGCCGGTCGAGCTCGCGCTCGAGGCGCTCGATCAGGCCGCCGAGCGAGACCGATAGCCAGTGACGGACGAGGGTCTCGCTGCTGATGATGGCGCCCGACGTCAGGTCGCCATACATGGGCGGCGGCACGCCGGCGCAGCGGGCGACTTCTTCGTTCGAGAACCGGAGCGACGCGATCACCGACTCGTCGATCGCCGCCAGGTTGGCGCTGCTCATCTTCAGCCCGCCCGAGAGGATGGGCAAGCCGCCGGTCGCCCACTTCGCCGACTGCAGATCGAATGCCTCCCGAAGCTCGGTCATCTGCTGCTTGTTCAGGACCTGTTCGGTCGAGAGCACCGTCGAGATCCGGCGCATGTTCTCGACGAACAGGAGCTGCGTCCGCGATAGCGCGACATTGACGCCGGCGGCCAGGCCGGCAGCGGCAAACGGCGACTCTCCGCAGAGGGGATGCCGCGGCGTGCGCCAGCGCAAATGCAGAACGTTTCGCGACGGGACGACGAACAGGCGCCCAGCGTTGACGTCATCGGCCGAGGCCGCCGGCGAAAACAGCAGGTCGGGGTCGTTGCTCGCGAAGTAGAAGATCTCGCGCGTCTGCGGGTCGACCCGCGGCGTCCATGTTCCACGGGGAACCAGGTGCAGCGACTCGGGCTCGTTCTTGCCGTTGATCATCGCCACGACGAGCGCCTCGCCGCCGAGCCAGTCGCACGCCAGGCGCGAGAGCAGGGTCGCGCCGCTCTCATACGCATTCGGCTGCACCAGCAGGCGCGCCGCCGGCGATGCGGTGACCTCGGTCACAGCGCCGGTCTCGAGGTCGATCCGGCGGTGATGCGGACGCAGCTGCGCGAAGGCGTTCGCATAGAGCGTATAGACGGCCTCGATCACCGGCAGGCTGCCGGTGCCGACCTTGGCGAGGTTGCGCTGCCAGCCGGTGCCGTCGAGCGGGTCGAAAGCGTGCAGGCTGCTGCCCGCGGTCATGTCATAGCCCCATTGCGTGAACAGCGGCCCCATGGCCGGCTGCACGTTGCCGACCATGCCGAACCCGAGGCCGCCGAGCCAGGAACGGGCGACCGAGAGCGCGCCCACTTCAGGCCCGCTCGAGCTTGGGCGCGCGCTGCACCTTGCGCACGCCGACCTCGCCGCGCCTGGCGCGTAGCGCGAGCCGCGCCGCCTCGTGCTGCGGACTACCGGCGACGAACCGCTGCGAGTCGTTCAGGTGCGACTCGATCAGCTCGGCCCGGAATTCGGCGATGAGACGGCCGGCGAGCTCGTCGGGAACAGGCTGCACGCCGGTGACGCCGCCCAGCTCGTCGATCGGGTCGAAAGCGTAGACCAGCACAACCGCGGCCGCTCTCATGCCTTCCCTTTTGCCTTGGGCGGCGCGACCGGGCCGCCAGGCCGATACGGCGAGAACGCCGGCGCCAGGGGATGCACGAAGCCCGGCGCGGGCAGCGGATCGACCGCGTTCGCGCTCCACCCGTGACGGTACAGCAGCAGCCACGCCGCCTCGGCCTCGTCGTTGACCGTTGCCCATTCGCCCGGCGCAACGTGATAGGCCGCCGCGACTTCGGGGCTCGAGATGTAGACCGCCGACATTGCGACCCCTTTCGGAAAAATGCCCGGCGATGGCGGCCGGGCTCGGATCAGGGCGGCAGGCCCCGCACGACCATGAACGCCACCACTGCGAACGCCAGACCGAGCGGCAGCAGCTGCACCTTCTCGTGAACGACGCCGAACGCGTTCAAGACGAACAGCAGCAGGGCGAACGCCAGCAGGACGAACGCGAGCCAGTTCACGGCGTGTTCTGGGCGGCGTAGGGCGGCACCCAGACCGGCACCGGCAGCGTCCCGGGCCCGAACCAGACGACCATTGCCGCCGAGTCGGCCGGGATCCCTTCGGGCGGCGTCGGCGCCGGCGTGCCATCGGTCGGCGGCGGCAGGGGGACCACCACGCCACTGCCAGGCGGCGGGGTCGGTGTGTCGGGCGGCAGCACGATGGGGTGCTCGGGTGTGCCACCACCGCCACCACCTGGCGGAAAGGTGCCGGTGCCGGGATTCCAGCCAGCAATCGGATTCGTCGGCCGCCCGTCGCCCGGCCCCCAAATACCGAGCGGAGGCTGGCCTGGCAGCGGCCAGGTGCCCGTAGCGGGATTCCAGCCGGCAATCGGCAGCGTCGGCCGCGGGTCGGTCGGCCCCCAAATGCCGGGAGGCTGGCCTGGCTGCGGTGGCTGCGGCGCTTCGGTCGGGACGATGAGCGCGTAGAACGGAGCGATTGAGACTTGCATATTCGTTTCTCCTGCGGGCAAAAGTGCCCGGGCCGATCAGACCCGGGCGAGATGGCTTACCAGGTGATCGCCGAAAGCGCCTGCACGGCGCCGGTGCGGGTGATGCCGAACGAGGCCGGGACGACGAGCCGGATGCCCAGGCTCCACGTCTGCCACAGGCTGATTGCCGTGTAGCCGGTCGTCGAGGCACCGGTCGCGCCGGCGATCGGGATGCCGCCATCGCGCACGACCTGATTCGCCGTGCCGAGCGCACCGCCGAGAGCGGTGGCGCCGGCTTGCGTCGGTGCGACGCCGTCGGCGTTCGACATGGTGAGCGTCGCCTGCTCGGAAAGGTCGAATTCCATGTTGTCGATCGCGCTCGCGAACTTGTCGGCGTCGACGACGACGGCCGTGCCGGCGGTGACGAACTGCGAGGCGATGACAGGAATCGACAGGACCGAATTCGACCCGTCCGGAAAGACGAACTGGCCGAGCGCGTTCTGCATCGTCCGGAGGCTGAAGGCCTTTCCGGCGTTGACGAGAAGGACGGGCTTCGTGCCCACGCCGGCGGTGATGAAGGCGTCGACGACGGCCTGCAGGTCTTTCTGCAGCGCGTTGTAACCGCCGCCAGCGGTGCCGGCGATCGGCGTCACGCTGTTCAGGAGCCCGGCCGGTCGGACGCCGGTGACCTCGGCGCTCGTGTCCATCATGCTCGAGTCGAGCAGGTTCGAGAGGAACTGCGCGATCAGCTTGCGCATCGCCTCGACCGCCGACGGGTCGCTCGCGCGCTGCAGTTCCTTGGTGATCGGAACGATGCCGGCCAGCTTGTAGGCGTAGAGCCGTTTCGAGCTGATCGTCGTGCGCGCGAGCGGGATGACACCGCCCTCGCCGACCCAGGCGCCGCCGACCGTCGTGCCGACGTTCATCTGCGGGATGAGCGTCGACATGGCGCCGCCGAAGTTCAGCGACGTGCCGAGCGAGGCAAGAGCCGCCCAGACGGAGGTGACCTTGAGGGTCTCGTCGAGCATCTGCCGGGTTTCCGAGCGCACCAGCTCCGACGCCCAGCCGCTTGTCGACGTGTCGGCGACGCCGACTGCCGTGCGGGCGATCGCCAGCATCTCCGGGTCGTTCGGGTAGAGCTCGAGCGCCACGTCGTCGACGCCGCGCCGATGTTCCTTCGCCAGGCTGCAGGCGATCGCCATCCTGGCGAGGCGCGTGCCGGGCGCGAGGTCCTGCGTCGACTTGAGACCGCCGCGGATCAGCGCCGGAGCGCCGGCCCGGGCAACCGTCTGAGCCGCGCCCAGGTCGACGACGGAGCGCGAGACAGGGGTCGGCGCAGCTGCGGCGGGCGCCGGCGTGCCGGCTGCCCGGCGAGCTGCCAGGGATTCGGCCGCCTGCAGGCCGGCCAGGCGCGAGAGCAGCGCCGAAGCATCGGTCGCCGAGCGGGCGACGGCCTCGATGTTGGCCTCGCTGGCGTCGGCCTCCATTGCCTGGCGCGCACGCTCGTATGTCGCCTGCGCGACGTCGTTGGCGGCCTGTGCCGCGGTGAGGAGCTCGGAGAGGGTTGTCATGGTTCGGCCTTTTGAGGCAGGCGCGCCGGCAACAGCCAGGGAGGCGCGAGAGACTGACGCCGGAGCGGGCACGGTGCGCGACAGCGCGGCCAGCTCGGCATCGTTGAACCCCAGCGAGCGCGCGACGGCCACGGCCGCCGGGTTCGCCGGGAATTGAGTGAGGGTGATTTCCCGGACCCGGCCACGCATGTAGCGCTTTCCGGTCTCGACCAGGCGCCCGTCGGTGCCGGCCTTGAGGATTGGCCGGATGTCGTTGCGGGCAATGTCGAAATAGACGCTCGACGCGATTGGATACCCGCCCGCGTGGAGAGCGCGCACGAGATCTGCGACCCGCGAGACGCCTTTCGGTAGCAGCCGCAGGGTCGCGAAGGTCTCCGGCCCGCGGCGCTCGACGTCGCGCCAGTCGCCGACGGCGGCGTCGATCGCGTGCGAGTGATCGGCGACGGCTGGCAGCGGGGTCGGGAAATCGAGCCCCTCCTGCACGACGACGTCGCCGAATGAGTCCTCGTCCTCGGAGCTGACGCGAAAGCGGATCTGGTCGGCGGTGACGCCAGGCGCGGCCGCCGGTGCGATGGCAGGAACGCCGCCGCGCTTTGCTACGCGGATCAGCTCCGGGGCGTCAGGCGCTACCACGGCTTGGCACCCGGTGAAGGCGGAGGAGCCTTCTGCGGTGCCGAGCCGGTGGGCCGTTGCTCGGGCTGCGGGAGCGACCTGCGCACGCCCGGAGGCGGGCGGGTGCGGGTCGTCATGCTCGCCAATCATAGGATTGCGTCTCTTTAGGTGTCAATGGGCATCGCCTTCCTTCCGCCAAGCCGCCGTCATCCCCGAAGCGTCGACCCTTTCGAACCGCGGCGCGTCGCGGCGCTCGTCGCGCTCGAGCTGCTGTCGGTTGTCGCAGGCCGCGCAAAGCGTCCGCAGGTTGCCCAGCGTCAGCGCGAGCGCCGGGAACTTGCGCCGCGACAGGATGTGATCGACGCGCGAGGCGCCGAGCTTGCGCACGTCGGCGCGGCACATTACGCAGGCGTACCGGTCGCGTTTGAGCACCTGCCGGCGGATCGTGCGCCAGGCAGGCAGGCTGTAGAACGGATCGCAGGGCATGTCACCCGACCATTGCCGAAACGTCGATCTCCTGCACGATCCGGCCCTCGGGCAGCGCCGGAAAGGCCGCCATGATGGCCGCAACGAGCGGGTCGATCCGCTGCGTGCTCATGCTCTTGTCGAGCTTGCGCGCGCCCGTCGGGTCCGTCGCCGCGATCGCATTGGCCGCGCCCATCGTCAGCAGCGGGTGACCGCCGTGCCGGACGCGCCAGCCCAGCAGCGCCGATTCGAACGCCTCGAGGCGCGGCGAAAAGTCGCGATAGCCCTGGCCGACGTCGACCCATAGCGGCACCATCGCAAAGAACCCGGTGCGCTGCGCGGCAGCTCGCAGGACATCGATCCGCCAGCGGTCGAATTGAAGGCTGGCGATGTTCATCCCTTCGAGCTCGAGCCCAAGGTCAGTACACAGCCAGTCGTAATCGACGCACGAGCCGGGCACGGCGCGCAGATACTCCTGCCTTACCCAAACGTCGTACGGCGCCCGGTCGCGCTGGGTTCGTTCCTCGAGCCCCGTCAGCGGCGTATAGCAGAAGGGTAGGAGCTGCACATTGCCGGCGTCGTCGCAGGCCGCCGCGACGACCGCGCAAAGGTCGGTGCGCTGCGCCAGGTCGACGCCCAGGTGAACCGGCCGGCCGTCGGTGAAGATGCGCCGGTCGACGTCGTCGGATCCGTTGCGCCATACCGTCGGCGCGAAGGCGAGCTTCTCCTGCGCGACGCGTTGGTTCAGGTTCAGGTTTCGGAACGACCCCTCGAAGCTCGGCATCCGGCTCGCCTTCTCGGCGAGCGACGTCATGTCTTTCATGCTTCGGAAGATGCCGAGTGCCGGGTTGGCCTCGCGCCACGCGGCCACGTCCATGACATCGCAGTCGATCGACTGCGCCGAGTGGACGTGGCAGACCGTCGTCGGCGACTGGTTGCGCGCGTGATCGTCGATCCACGTCGATAGCAGGTCGCGGTCGCTCGCGGCCTGCGTCGAGATGACGACCAGCATCGAACCCTCGTAGGCGCCGAGCGCGGTCTCGATCGCTTCCACGAAATCATCCTGGCCGCCGCGCACCTGGCCGAGTTCGTCGAGGATCGCGAGCACGGGCGCGATGCCGTGCGCGGTTTTCTTCTGCCGGCTGATCGCCCGGTATTCGACGTTGGCCGCGAGCCCCTGCAGCGTCTTCAGGCTCGGCCGCACGCGCACGAGCGCCTGCAGCTTCGGCGACTGCTGCACCATTTTCCAGGCGTACTTGAAAACGGTGGACGCCTGCTGCTGGCTCATCGCGCCGCTGACGATTTGCGAATTGGTCCGCGCCTCGGGCCCGGCGAGATGCGCCAGCACAATCGCTGCTATCAACGGCGTCTTGCCGTTTTTCTTGCCGACCGACAGGATCGCGAGCCGGGTGCCGTGCGGGTTGTCGTAGACCGCGAGGATCCATGCGCGCTGAAACGGCTCGAGGTGCATCAGCTTGCCGACCAGGTCGCCCTCGGGCACGGTGCAGTAGTTCTCGATGAAGGCGCAGACCCGCTCGCCGCGCGTCATCGCGGCGACGAGCTTCGGGGCTGCGCTCACTGCATCCGCGGCCGCGCGAGCAGCGCGTCGACGTCGGGCCGGCCCTTGGCGCCGACGAGCGCGGCGGCTGCGTTCTCGGCCTCGCCCTTCGTGCCCTTCTGCTCGTGCTTCTGCCCGATCGTCGCCACGGCATGCAGCGCCAGAAGCCGCGTGATCGAGAGCGCCCGCCGGTTGAGCATTTCGACGAGCGCGTGCCGCGGATTGACGCGCAGCCCGGTCGGCGTTTCGAGCATGTCGCCCTCGCGCCGCAGCGCCTTGCGGTGCAGGTCTATGTCAGCCAGGGATCGCGCGAGGTTGACCGCCAGTAAGAGGTCGACGTGTGCCCATTGATTCGGGAGACGGGCGATCATGACCGCATCCCAAAACCGTCGCTCGCTTGCCCGAAGGGTCGCGGGAGGTTCCGGCCAGCCCGCGGCGGCCTGGCGCAGCGCCTCGGTCGCCGCTCGAGCTGTCCCGGCCGGGGTCCGGCCCGGTTTCCCAAAACGGTTGGTTTTGTCGAC